CAGCAATATTTCAACAAAAAAACCAAAATACAGGCTTACATAAATGGTTACGAGATTACTAATGCTACAAAGAAAGCAATACAGCAAACACCAAGAATGCAAGGGCAATATTCTGCGGCAAAGCTAAGTTATAATACTAGTGGTGTTAGTTTGTCAGAATATAACCCAGTAAATTTGCTTTTTGATATACAGGCATACATGGTAGGTTTAAATGCTGGAACTGGTAACGCACCGATTGAGTCTGGTAACTTAGTTAAGTCTATCAATCTAAGAGAGTTTAGAACAGATGATCCAGAAGGACTTGTCACTGGAAGTATAACTGTAGGATCAAGCGAGGGTAACAATGGTGATATTGCAGATTTAGCACCTTATTGGTGGAAAACTACTTATGCTGGTGCATTTTATGATCTTCGTAAATTTGGAATTAACAATAACAGCCAGTGGATAAGTGCCTCAAAGCCTTACTGGTGGGGCAATGCAGTTTTGCAAGGTATCAAAAAAAGTTTACCTAAACGATTAGAAATAGCTACAAAACACTTTGATGGCTGGAATTATCAGTTCAGACCTCAATCAGCTTTATCTGTAAAATATCTACAACCTAAAATACCTACTGGTGGTTATAGAGGATCTTTTGAATTATCTGCCAGAAATGTTACAAGTGAAGACTATGCTTTATTACAAGGTATGGGATATGAAGCAGGAGTATAAATTATGACACAAGGTATAGAAGTTGCAAATATGCCACCTGATCCAGAAATAATATTTCGTCAGTGGCTATTAGATCAATCATCAGTTACAGCAATTGTAGGAACTAGAGTAGCAACAAGGTTGCCGTCAGAACCCACACTTCCTTTTGTTGTTATTACAGCCTTAGGTAATGTTCCAACAAATCCAGGATCTCAGGTAGCTTTAAACGATGCAGATATAACAATTGATTGTTTTGCAGGTCGCTGGGGTGCAGATGGTTCTAAAGCTGAGCCAGATTATGCAACATCATCAAACTTAGCGCAAACAATATATCAAGCATTATTTAAAGTAGGCAGTTCATATGTCACAACAACTGGTGGTACTAAAGCAAAAATATATGGATTTGAAGTTACTAATGCACCAGTAAGAATAGAAGAGTCAGAAGTTTTAGTAGCTAATTTTAATGTCGGTGTCACTATGACATACCGATACTCCGAATAACACTAATCTGCATAATAATCCTCTAATATTATCTCAGAGGTAAATTATGGCCAATAAGAAAATTAAAGTTAAAGTTAATCCGATCTATCCTAGCGATGCAATCGGTGATGCCGAAACAGGCATAACATTTACTAAGAATAAATGGGAAGAAGTTAGTCAAACTAATTGGAAAAGACTTAAAGACTCAAAAGGTCGTTTGTGGAAAGATCTAAGCATACCTAGATTTATCACAGAAGATCAACATTGGGAAGTCCAACCAGTTATTGAATCCGAAATTACAATAGACAATATTGTAGATGAGGTTGTTGAAAAGCCTGACAGTTCTGATGAGTGGTATGCCTCAGAGGAAGAATAAAGATATGTTTGCAAACATATTAAGTATAAGTAACAAGAGTAGAAGGGTATTGTATGTCAACAACATCATATAATACATCAGGATCTATATCTGATGTTCTAATCGGTACTGGCGTTCTTTATGTCGCCAATGTAGGAACAGCTTTCCCAGAGGAAGATAGTACTACAGCAACCGAGTGGGCAGATGTCAGCTCAAGCTGGTCAGATGTAGGATATTCCGAAGATGGATGGACCTTAGAATACGATAAGTCTTTTGAGGACATCATGGTTGCAGAAGAGATTGATCCTATTAAATCAGTCAAAACTGCACAAGAGATCAGAATTACTGGTACACTCGCACAAGCTAGTTTGTCTAACTTACAAACAGCTTTTGGTGGAGGTACATTAACTGAAGATGATACAACTAATTATTCATCAGGTTATGATACCTTAGTCCCACCAGCTACAACTGGATATGGCGAAAAGTCATTATTGTTAATAACTGAAGGACCTTCAGGAAACATAAGACATTTCCAAATACCTAGAGCAGTTAATGTAGGTGCATTTTCTATGGCTCACCAAAAAGCACCTCAAAAAGTGCTTATTGCTGTTGAGTTCAAGATATTAGTACCAAGTTCTACAGCTCAATCTGTCGGAACAACTGATGGAAAAGAAAATCTATTTAGAATAGTAGAAAATACTAATGGCTCAACTGAAGGAGTCGTAAACTAAATTAACTCATAACGATTGGAGGAATAATGAGTAAGCGTTTTAAAGATTTTAGTGCTGCGAAAGAAGGACTAAATACCGAACCTATAGAGGTTAAGGTAGGAGAAGAAAGTTTTACTTTCCCACCCTTTCTGACAGCCGAGACTATACTGACACAGTTAACTTGGCTAGAAGAAGATGGTTCTATCGCGGCACCAAATCTTCCGAAGTGGTTTATAGCAATTATGGGTGAAGATAACTTCACAAAGATTGCTGCAAAGGTAGATCTACCTACACTTCAAGAAATATCACAATATCTAATGACTGAATATGGTATGCAACCAGAAGATCTTAATGCAGTCGTTCCTGAAGAGGACGAGGGTGATACCCCAAAATAAGTTACTCGACTGAGGATATAATTAATGATTGGTCATCAGTCGAATCCGACTTTAACAAAATCTATAACATTTTAGAACCTTTGGAATTAGAATGGCGTAAATTTTGGCGATTGTTAGGTACAATACCTATAGACCAGTCTTTATTCTTTGGACCGCAATATAACGCCATTGTTAATGGTGAAGATCCAAAGGAAGCGTTATCCGATGAACCACCAAAAAACTGGTATAAGGAAGAGTTAGATAAACGCAGAAATAGATCAGGTCGTCAAAGACAGGCAACAAGTATAGATGAAATGATCTCGGATCAGAAAAGAATAGGTAAGGAAGATGCCTCCAGTACAAGCTAAAGTCGGATTTTTAAAACTCATCATAGGTGCAACTCCTGTTGCCGAAGGATTACAAGCTGACCTAGCAAAAAGTGGTAAGGCTATGTCCGAAGCCACAAAAAGAATGCAGGCTGTTCAGTATTCTATGATCACAGGTGCTATGGTCGGTATTGCTGCTGTAACATTTGAGTTAGTAAAAGCCATACAGGCTAGCGCAGCATTCGAGTCAGCTTTCGCAGGTATCAGAAAAACAGTAGAAGCAAGCGATAAAGAATTTAAAGATTTAGCACAAAATATCCTGCGTATGTCAACGGCTATACCTGTTTCTGCTCAGGAATTATCTAGAATTGGTGAACTTGGTGGTCAGTTAGGTATTGCAGTTCAAAACTTACCAGAATTTATTGCCACAGTTTCTACTCTTGCAACAACTACTAACTTAACTGTAGATAATGCAGCTCTTGGTTTAGCTAGGCTCGATGCTATTGCACAAACTAATGGTGAAACCTTTTCCAATTTAGCTTCAACAATCGTAGATTTAGGAAACAACTTCGCAGCTACAGAGTCAGAAATTATGACTACAGTTTTGCGTATTGCACAGGCAGCAGCTCAGGTTGGTGCTACTACACAAGATGCACTTGCTTTTGCTACGGCACTTCAGGCAATTGGTGTTCCTGCTCAGGCTGGTGGTACTGCTGTAGCTCGTGTATTTCAAAGTATCCAATCAGCAATAATCCAAGCTGGTGACGAAGCTGATATGTTCTCAAAAGTAGCTGCAAGATCAGGCAAAGTTTCAGCAGAAGGATTTGCACAAATGTTCGGTGATGATCCTGCTATGGCAGCTGCGGCGTTTATAGAAGGTCTTGCCGAAATGAACAAATCTGGTGAAGATACTATGACTGTTCTAGAAAAACTGGGACTATCTCAAAGAAGAACAACTCTAGCAATTCTAGGTTTAGCTGAGGCAGGTGATCTTCTACCTAGAGTTTTAGAGACAGGTAGAACAGCATTTGAGGAAAATACAGCAGCAACGGATGAGGCTATAAAGAGATATACGACTCTAGAGGCACAATTACAAATTACTAAAAACGCTTTCAACGAATTACAAGTTTCTCTAGGAGATCAGTTAATGCCTGTTGCAAAAGGTTTTAATGATGTAATACAAGAAACAATTTTAGGTTTTAGAGAATTTAATTTATTATTACCAACTTTGATTGGACTGACTACTAGCTTTTCACTAGTTATATTAAGAGCTTTAAATATTTTAATGCCAATCACAAAAAGAGTTAAACAGTTTGGATTTGCTCTACGACTAGCTCTTACAGGACCAGTGGGTTGGATCGCTGCAATCGTAGCTGCTTTATCTATTTTTGCTGTCAAAATGATGAATGCAAGAGGTGAAGCTGAACAATTACAAAGAACACTTGAAGCCTTTGCACAAGATGGTGAAGTCACAAAAAATACAATAAAAGCTCTTACTGAAGTTACAAATGAATATGCCAACGCACTTAACCGATTACAAGAGGAAGATAGAAGAGAAGTACGAGGAAGTATCATTGAGGGACTCGCAGGAACACCTGCTGAAAGATCAGCATATTTAAATGATCTAGATACGACTATCGAAAAAAATAAAGATCTTATAGATGTTGCTGATGATCTTCTTACACATGGTATGGGTGCTGATCTTAGAAAAAATGTGCAAAATGGAACAATCAAGACTTTTGAAGAGTTCCAAGAATTTGCTCAGAGATATTCAGGTTATTTATCTACCATAAACCAGCAAACAGATGAACAAATGGAATTAATGTTTCAGGCTTTCCAAACAGATGATTATAGAAAATATTTGAATGATGCTGAAAATGGTTTAAAAGAACAAAATAGATTATTAGAAATAGAGTTAGAGATAGCTAGAGAAATTAATACAGCAACTACTGAATATGAACAAGCAAGAGATCAGAAGATCAGAGATGATGCTATGGAAGCTCTTGGTATCACAAGATTGGCTGAGAAAAGAACAAGACACCGAGAAGAACAAGAAAGAGAAATTGAAAATTATATAAAGAAAAATAAAAAAATGTCTGATACTGAAAAAGCACTTCAGGCAGAAAAAGAAGCAATACTTCAACTAGATACTGTCTATTCAACTGTTACAGATAATATGAAAAAATCTACAGACTCTTTTGTACAGAGTTTTGAAGCATTACCAGATGTAACAATTAAGACAGCAGAGGAGATGGCAAAAAACTTTGCAGAAAGATTAGCTCTCGCAGAAATTTTTGAATCACAAATGAAACAATTAGAATTTGCAGGGCTGGATGATCTAGGTTTATTTGCTTCTACTTTAGGACCAGAGTTTGCACCACAGTTACAAGAATTACTTAATAATCCAGAAATAGCAAGAGCTATTGAAGCTGGTTTAGAGGGACAAAGAATTACTGCTAGTGAAAAATTAAAAGAAAATACCGAGAAAGTTAGAGCTACTTATGGTGAAGAGTTTGAATTATTAGGTAAAGATATTGGTGGTAACTTAATGATCGGTGCAGTTCTTGGTTTAGAGGGTGAAGAACAAATATACTATGACGCTATTGATCGTATAATATCTGAGGGTATAGTGGTCGCAAACGATGCTGCTGGTAACTCATCACCATCTCGTAAAACAGCAAGAATATCTAAATTCATGATGTTAGGTTTTGTAAAAGGTATCAAAGATAACTACCCAGCATTAGAAACAGAATTTAAAGATACAATGATTGATCTTGTAAATATAGCTGAGCAAAGTGTTACTGATGCTATGAGCAGGATCCAAACTGTTTTTGGTAGTCAATTTAGCTTATTTGGATCGCAAAAAAGTTTATTAAGCGAAGAGCAAAAGTATAACGATCTTCTTATAGAAAGAGATAAACTACTTCAAGGTAATAGTGCTAGACAGGTACTAGCTATTAGAGAAGCACAAGACAAAGTAGATTTTCTTAGAATTGCTTACGCTGAGGGAACAATTAGTGCTGAGGAATTAGCTGTTGCTGAAGAGGAGCTAGCTGAGGCACAGAATGCTAGACAAACACAACTTAATAATGTAAATAAACAAATAGAAGATTCACAAATATCTCAAGCTGAAAGTATGATGAGTTTGGCCAATCAGGCTTTCCAAATACTACAGCTTGGACCAGAGGGTATAAATCAATTTAAGAAAATTGCTGAAGTTTTAGGTATCGATAGTGGTTTGATTGAAACTGTTACTGGTAAAACAGAACAGTTGGCTAACACTATAGGAAAAGATTTTGCAGGTGTTATTAATGATTTTGGACAAGATTACTTCAACTTAAATATGAAAATGGAACAAGAAGAAATAACTATTAAAGCTGATGCCTCACAAGCAAACAATGCACTTAGTAATTTTATAAATAATTATGTTGCTGCTCAAAACTTTGCAAGTGAAAACCCAATTGTTTTAGCAGCTGCAAAAGCAGGAATACCTATGGGTGCAGGTGGTATGCGTATGTATGCTGGTGGTGGTCGTATTCCGATGTTTGCTAATGGTGGAACATTAAGAAGTGGTTTAGGTCTAGTAGGTGAGTACGGACCAGAAATGGTGCGAGCAATACCTGGTGGTGGTGTTGATATAACGCCAATAGGTAATCATGGTAGAAGTACAATTTCCATATCTAATCTAAATGTAAATGTTGTTGGTGTACCATCTGATCCGTCACAAGCAAGAAAAGCCGCAATAGAAATAAGAAAAGCATTACACAAGCTAGATCGTGAAGGATTAATAGGAACAGGTATAAGAGGTAGATAATGAAAGATGACTTTGTACTTCCAGATAATATGTTTACAGATAATCCTGTATTCGTAGATACTTCAAAAGATTTTGAAGCAGATGATTGTGGGGACTCATGCAAGATATAATTTATTCACACGCTAACTTTCATCAACAACACAAAGCTACTCACGATAATGAATATGTTGAATGGGAAGAAGAGTAATGATAGACAACAAAGATAAAGAAGTTTTAAAACCATGTAAATCAGATTTTAAATGTGGTAATTATTTTTATGGACCTAAATATAAGTATTGTGAACAATGTAGAGCAAAGGATATGTGCTAATGGCTAATACAGTAACAATAGGAAGATTAAGTTTTACATCACCAGCTACTTTAAGTGATAGTAAGAGTGGTACTAGTCATGAGTTTACTATTACTGGTAAGTTTGTGACAGAAACATTGGCAGAAGTAAAATATCTTAGAGATGAGTTATTAGCAAAAGCTAATGGTTACTATATAGTTCCTTTCACTTGGGAGGGTGATGATACTGTGTCTGGTTATGTAAAAGTAACAAGTGCCTCTGTAAATACACAAAGAGTAAATATTGGTGGTTACGATTATTCAATTTCTATGGAATTTTTAGGGAACATAGGTGAAGTAGAATTAGAAAGTCAATTCTCAGGTGCTTTACTAGAAAATGATCACTCTATAACTTCTACAACTAAACAGTTTTATGCACCACCAACAAATCACTACAGTCATGATCATAGTAACGAGCCAACAAGTTTTGAAAGAGTAGGGGAAGATGGATCTATTTATGCAAAATTCGGATCTTCTGTTAGATCTAACAATGCAAAATTTTTAGTAGATCCGAGTGATTTTTATAAAAATGCTTGTGAAATCTATACAAAAGATAGTTCTGATACAGAAAGGCTACGATGTGGTTTAGAAACACCAAATTTTCCGACATCGGTAAAGTTGCAAAATGGTTTAGTTCAAATGACATTTGATAACACAACTACACAATCTAGGTTTAATTTAAGAGCTTATGATGGTGATGGTTACAAATCATTAAAACAAATAGCCGTATCAAGAGGTTCTAGTGAAGTCGAATGGCAAGGTTGGAGATCAATTCAAATACTTAAAAATGAACCAGAAGTAGCAACTATTAGATTAACAAGTTATTATGACGCTACTACAAAAGATCAAAGACTTACTTTTGATGTCACCCTTCGTAGAGGTGCTAGACACTTTTCAATTGTTGCTACACAGTGGTCAACAGGTAAATTAAATTTAAAAACAACCTCTACATTACCTTTTACTGATAACACGAGTTATGCAGTAATGACTAACGATGACGCTGATGGGAATCAATTGGTTATGGGTTCTCCTCAAAACTTTGATGTCGATACTACAAGTGGTGGGATAAGTACAACATCGAATACAGCTACAATGAAAGCATTTGTTGGATATGTATTCAATGGCTCCTCTGCAACTTCTTACGATACTGCTGACAGTATTAGAGATCAATATTTAGATAATATTTATGAAGTTGTGAGGATCGTTAAGTCATGAGCGTAACAGAAAAATTAATGGCTCAAGGGCAGTTCAGCCTTGCCTTAAATAAACAGGACACACCAAATTCTATAATTAACAGTATTGACGCATGGGGACATATCGTAATTGTTAAGGGAGATCTAAATGTGCAAGAGTTTTCTGACAGCACACTTTTAAGTGCCGCAAGATATGTAGGCATTGTAGAGTCTCTAGAGCTTGGTATGGAAAACGATGTACAAATTATGGGTACAGGTCTAGTCTCGTATCTTGGTGATGGCGATACTAGAGGTATGCCTATAGCTACAAGTGGTGGTCCATCAGGAGTAAGAAGTTATAAGAACAAAACTTTAGAACAAACATTAGATAGCACAGGATCTCCAAAAGGTATTTTAAGAGCAGAAGATGGATCATTTGGTCCCATCAGAAAAGGGACGATAACAGAACCTACTGGTTCAAATACAACTTATACAGGAAAACATTACACAGAGTCAGTTTTAAAAGCACTCAAGTTTATTTGTTCTGATCTGAATGTTGAATTTAAAGTAAGCACTACAGGTTTATTAGATGCAGGACCATCAGCGTCTTTGTTTGCTGGTCATGATACTGATCCAACTGCGATCATAGTTCGTGGTGCAAATGGTCAAGATCCAAACATAACTGGTATAAATACCACTAGCTTAGTTGCTCAATATGACGCTTCAGAGTTTGTAAGTCGTGTTGAATTGATTGCAAGCAAGCATGGTGCTGAGGCAAACATAGGATCTGCAACTGCAAGTTCTATTCCGTATAAAGATTTGTTTGGTGAGAGTCTATTTAGAGCGCAATATGTTTCTGATCCTCAGACAGAGGGAACTAAGAAAAATGAAAGAGCGCAAGAATATCTTTTAGAACTTAACGAGGTAAAAAAACAATTGAATGTTTCTCTAGAGGAATATGATATAGCAGGAGACTTTACTGTAGGTGATAAAATATTTATTTTTGATCCTGATATAGGTTTTGTCGATACTGAGGCAGATAGAGTTAGCGATGGTAGATCTTCTCTATTTGAAACTGTTTATCAAGGTCAAGTATTAAATCCAACTAAGATCCGAGTATTAGGTATCACTTGGCCGATACAAAATGGTTATGGTGTTTTTTATAGAGATAAAGATGGTAATTATTTAGAACTTACAGACTATTGTATTTTTGAAACTTCAGATGTTCAATTAGAGATAGGTGATGTTGCACCGACAATTAAAGAAAGTTTAGGGTTTAGTGGTCATACTGTAGATCTTGTAGGTAGTCCAGATAAATCTATACCTGATACACCATCAGGATTAACTACTGTAGCAGGTACTTACTCAGATGGTAATGGTATATCAAAAGGTTTTGTAAAGCTGAGTTGGACTGAACCTCTTAATACAGATGGAACATCTATAACTGACGGATCCTTTTATCGTGTTAGGTGGCGAGTAGTTCAAGATACAGATGGCAACAATATTATTGACGAAAACGATACACAAGTTACAGAATTTAACTATTCAACAGTACAGTTTGATACAAGAGAATTTATTATTTATGATTTGTCACCAAACACTTATTATTCTGTAGGTGTCCAAGCAGTAGATATCACTGGTTTTGATAGTGATTTTGCCTCAATATCATCAGTACAAACTCCTGCTGATGGTGGAGCACCCAATAAACCTGATGGTTTTGCAACAATAGCCTCTAATCCATTAAGAGTTCAGTTTATACATAACTTAGGTCAAGCAAAAGATAGTAATGGTAATGCAGTCAGTCCAGTTGTAAATTTCACATTAGCTAAGGATCTTAGTCATCTAAACATATATGCCTCAACAACAAGTGGTTTTGATCTCCAATATAATTCAACTACTAACAAAGTTACACAGACAGGTTTTAAAATTGGTCAATTAGTTGCAACTTCAGCTCATATACAAAATGGAATTGCTGCTGTTGGCTATATAGATCTTGACAATGCAGATACTCATTATTTTAGAGTGACAGCAGTTGATAGTTCTGGTAATGAGTCTGAGCCTAGTAACGAGCAAACTGGTAATGCTGATCTTGTGAACTCAGCTAATATTGCAAACTTAGCTGTTACAAATGCTCTTATTGCTAATGCAGCAATTACAGATCTAAAAGTCGCAGATGTTTCAGCAGGTAAAGTTACAGCAGGTACAATAGCAGGTCAAACAATTATCCTTAACACTAGTGGTGATACTGGTAATGACTCTATTATAAAATCATCTAACTACTCAACAGGATCAGCTGGTTGGGCTATAACTTCAGATGGAACAGCAGAGTTTCAAAATGCAACTATTAGAGGATCTTTAAATGCTAGTGATATTACAGCAGGTACTTTGTCATCTGATAGACTCGATACTAATTTTATAGCTGTAGGTGGTGCAGCAAGTGATGTGAACTCAGGATCAACAACTATTGATGGTGGCAACATTACAACAAACAGTATTACTGCAAACGAATTGAATTTTACACCTTTTGAAAATGGTGACGCAATAACAGATGGAACTATTGCAGGTATAACAATAAATAGTACTGAAATACAAAGTACAGGATTTAACAGTTCTAGTGGTTTTCAAATAAGTTCTAATGGTAATGCAATATTTAGAGATGTAACTATTAGAGGTACTCTGGAAGGGACATCACTCACAGATAACTTTACTTTAGATGGTGGAACAATAAGAACAGCTTCATCAGGATCAAGAGTTGAAATAAAAGAAACATCAAGTGTTGGTATGATCAATTTCTATGATAGTTCTGATGAACTAACAATGTCAATGCAAGCATCAACTGATGAATTTCAAATGGTTGGTGGTTTAGATGATAATGTCAAACTAAGCACAGTCTTAGGTAAGGAACTAGAACTTAATGCAGGAACTATAAAAATTAATGCTTATGGTAACGCCTCAGGTGGTCCAATAAATCTAGGTACACCAGGAACTAATAATATTTCACAAGTCGATGTAAAAATAGGTATAGCAACTAACAATGGAAACTACGATTATGGTACATCAGGTCAAGTGTTACAAAGTAACTCTACAGGAGTATCTTGGGAAACTGTTGCAGGACATAATCACACAGGTATAACTTTCCCTAACTCAGGAACAGTATTATCTGATAATAATCACAATCACTCAACTGATTTTTCAAATTTCTTAACATCAACAGATTTAACTAATCATACAAATTCTAATAATGCACATAATGCTTATCTACAAAATACAGATCACAATGAAAATAACACTGCTCACTCTAATTTCATAAGCAATGCTGATTTGTCTGACTATGTAACAAATAGTAATACAAACTTTTTAAGTGCAGTAGGTCACACAGCTATGGCAGCAGGAAACGCAGGTGTAGCTCATGGGTTGACTTTAGGAGATGTTTTAACTAACAGTAATCACTCACATGGAAATACTCATAATCACTCAGGTACAGTCTTAACAACATCTGGTGCTGACAATCTTTATTCAACTCCACACAATCACCCTTATGGTACAGGTAATGGAAATGGTAACGGAAATGGTAACTCTAATTTAACAAATGCAAATGTTGACACTTCACATGGATCTCATGGATCTCATAATCACTCAGGTACAGTTCTAACTACTTCTGGTGCTGATAACCTTTACGCAACTCCTCATAATAGCCACAGTCATAACCATAGTTCTTATGTAACAAATAGTACTTATAGCAATCACTTAAATAACCTTCACTTTTCTGACTCAAGGTTAAAGACAAATATTGTAGATACTTCTTTTGGTCTTTCTTACATAAACTCATTAAGACCTGTTGACTATGAATATACTTCAGATACTCTTGATTCTTACTTTAGTGATGAAAATGCACCTTTTTTAAGAGACATGTATGCAGGAGTTAAACATGGTTTTATCGCACAAGAAGTAAGAACTTCTACTTTTGATAATCACTCCTCTAACACTGCTTTCGGTGGACTTGGGTATAAAGCTGAATCAGAACAAGACAATTTTGAAGACATACAAACAGTTGATCTAGAACAATTTATAGGTCCTGTTATTAAATCAATACAAGAACTATCTGCTAAGATAGAATTGTTAACAGCCAGAGTTGAAGAACTCGAAGGAGAATAATGACACACGAATATAAAATAGTTGATCCAACAGTGACCGAAAGCACAGAAGAAAAGTTGGACAAACTTTATATACAAATTCATGCACTAGAAAAACATCACTTAGTTTTAGATGCAATTGAATCACCAAGTGAAGAAGAGACAGATGAAATTGAGGCTATTGAATCTCAATTGACTGCACTTATTGGTGAATATGAAGATCTAGGAGGAAACTTCGATTGAAGTTTTCTTTGGGGGGAAAACAATTCATAGAGTTTAAGACCGATGTCGTAGGTCTTGAATCTATTTCACCTGTAAAAAAATCTAATTCCTTTATACCAAGTTGGTTTAAAGATATGGATGATTACATTATAAGACAACCAAATCCATCTGGACTTCCGAATGCTTTTGGTAAAACAAAAGAAACTGCTAAAAAACACAGTGGTGGAACTGTAAAAAGATGTCCTGCAATAATAGACTTAATAACTGAGGGCTTTGTAATCCCTATGTGGTGCGATTTTTTAATTCAGAGAAATGATGCACTTCTTGAGTGGGATAATAAAAATTTTCCGTATGGTATTGAATTTCACAGCAAAGAACAAATAAGTCACTGGAAACTTAAAAAAACAGATTTTCCTGAGGGTGTTAAGTTTGTTAATCCGTGGCGTATATACACACCACCAGGTTATTCAGTTTTATTTATAGCACCATTTTATGAATTTGAAAAAAGATTTACTGTTCTACCTGGTATCGTAGAAACAGATACATATCATCATATAAACTTTCCAAGCATAGTGCATACAAATAAAGATCTAATAATAGATAGAGGTACGCCATTTATTCAAGTCATTCCATTTAAAAGAGATGATTATGACTTTGATGTTGGACAAATGTCTGAAAAGCAAAAAAGTCAAGATACTGGGCATAAAAATGATTTAAACAGTAAGTTTAAAAATGCTTACAGATCAATTACCCAAAGACAAAAAAATATCAAGTAACCTATAAGTATCTAAAAGGTATTTATGGCAGAATCTTACGAATTTAATGTATTTAATGACAGGATGAAAAGGCAATATTTATTAGATAATATATTGCAAGGTGAAATACAAATATTTGCTACTTTACTAACACCTGTCGCTGAAAATCATCCTGATTATGCTGAATGGAAATATGGTTTAGATCAAATGACTGAGAGTATCAGTAATTTGAAAAAGGTATATGAAAAACTGGGAGGCACCTACGATCTAGGAGATATTAAGAATGTCGTTAACAACACATAGTAGAAATACACTTGAAATAGCTAATCTTTCAACACAAGACGACTTTTTTGATAATGATGATACTGGTGAGGGTTATACTTTATCTAACGCAACTGTCCAAATAGTTTCTTTAAATGATAATTTATATTTAGATGGTAAAACAGTAGTATCTGATGGTAATTTATCTATAGGAACTTCTGCCTCTAATACATATCTAGTCCTTGGATCTGCCAGTACACCAGCTTTAAAAATCGACAGCTCGCAAAGATTAGATATTCTATCTGCAAAACTTCGCATAAATGGATCGGATGGAACATCAGGACAAGTCTTAACAACAGATGGCTTAGGTAATATATCTTGGTCAACTGTAGATAATACTCAATATGCTATTGCTGGAATACAAGTAAATGGATCGACAACTATTACTGCTGGATCTACAAGTGAAAACATAGAAATAGAAGCTGGATCTGGAATTGGCGTAACTACTGATCCAACTGCTACACCGAAAAAGATCACAATATCTAATACAAATACTGCTGCCAATGCCTTTTCTACTTTTGCAGTTGGCTCTGGATCTGGTTCTGCTAGTGGATCTGATCTTCTTGCTGATAGTGAAACGGATACATTAACCTTTGTTGCAGGATCAGGAATTACTTTAACTGCTGATGCTAATAGTGATCAGATAACAATTGACTCAACGAGTAGTGGATCAGGATCACAAGATATATTTAAAAATGTTTCTGCACCCAATCAAAGTACAATTACAGCAAGCAGCACTACGGATACTTTATCTTTAGATACTGTAGAGCCAAGTGTTACAAGGACTGAGCGTAAAGGTAAATTAGATATTGTCACAGATACTAGTCAAAGATCTATAACTCTAAAGGCAAATATACCGATAACTCATAGTCATAGTGGTAAAATGCCATTAGTGCTTAGTGGAGGATCTACTAGTGGAGTTCCTTTAAAAAATCACTTTATACCAGTAACTACGACTGCTTCGGTAAATGGTGGTGGTAGCACAGTTGCTATGAGTACGAGAGCTGTTGAAGTATTACAAACAGATGGTTCAACTTTATCAAGAATAGTAATGCCTCCCACTTCAGATGGTAAATCGTTAGTCCTTACTACGACCTCATCAGATGGCACTACACAGACACAAGACATAAACATGGGTGAATAATGGCAGAAAAAGATCCGATAAGGCTGAATTTAGACGGAGATGGTAATCCTGATGGTTTTGCTGAATTTCAATCAGCAGATTTTATAGGTTTAACCGATGGTGGAACTGGTGGATCTTATAGTTCACTAGCAGATTTAAGAATAGGTTTAGGTTTACAAATTGGCTCTAATGTCCAAGCCTATGACGCAGATTTATCAACATTAGCAAATATAACTCATTCAGATGGCGTATTTATTGTATCAGATGGAAGTCAATGGGTTTCAGAGTCAGGTGCAACAGCAAGAACAAGTTTAGGTTTAGGAACAGGTGACAGTCCAACATTTACAGGATTAACAACCAGTGGTTCTGTAACTATACAAGGCAACCTTGATGTTCAAGGTGAATTTCTTAATACTACGGCAGAAGTAATAGTTGTTGATGACGCTTTTGTAAAACTGAATACAGGAAATAGCGAAGTTGATGCTGGATTAATTATTGAAACATCAGATACCGATGACGCAAGATTATTTTATGATGTATCGACAAATCGTTGGGTTTTGGGTGAAAATCAATCTTATGACGAGATTTTGACACAAACCTCAACTGATACTATAACTAACAAATCAATTGATGGTGGATCTAACACTCTTACTAATATTCCTAACACTGCATTTAGTAATAGTTCTATAACAGTCACAGACGGATCTAACTCAACGGATATCTCGTTAGGTGGAACAATAACATTTACTGGTGGTACAGGTCTTACTTTAACTGAAGGATCAGGAACAGTTACAGGATCCGTGGATTTTACCGAATTTGATACAGATAGTATTACTGAGGGAAGCACCAATGTTTACTATACCAATGCTCGTGCAGATGCAAGAATAGCTTTAGCCAATATTGAAGATCTTGCAAATGTAGGATTTTCTGGTCTAGCAAATGGTGATGTAATTAGATATAATGGATCCTCATGGATTAATGATCCAATAGATCTAGCTACAGATACAGTTGGCGATTTCGTACAAAATTTAGTTGCTGGTACAGGTATAAGTGTCAGCACGACTAGTGGAGAGTCACAAACCCCTACTGTCGCAGTTACAATGTCGTCATTTGATACCGATGATTTAACAGAAGGATCTTCAAACCTCTACTATACGGATGCAAGATCTAATAGTGCTTTTGATACTCGACTAGCTACAAAAGATACTGACGATCTATCAGAGGGATCTACTAATCTTTACTATACAGATACACGAGTTGGAACATATTTAACTTCTAACAGTTATGCAACTCAAACTTATGTAGATAGTGCTGTAGCTACAGAAAACGAAATCAGCGAAATGAATGATGTCACGCTGACATCTTTAGCTGCAAATCAGGTATTAAGATACAGTGGTTCAGCTTGGTTAAATGTCACACTAGATACAGATGACATTGGGGAAGGTTCAACTAATCTATATTATACTGACACAAGATTTGATACAAGATTGGCAACTAAGGACACAGCTGATCTAACAGAGGGAACTAATCTTTATTACACAACTGCTAGATTTGATACAGCTTTTACAGGTAAATCTACATCTGATTTAACAGAGGGTACAAACCTCTACTACACAACAGCAAGATTTGATACAAGATTAGGAACTAAAGATACCGATGATTTGTCAGAGGGATCTACTAACTTATACTTTACAAACGCTAGAGCCAGAGGTTCTTTATCGGTTACTGATGCTGGTGGGGATGGATCGCTAAGTTACGATAACACAACAGGAGTGTTTACTTACACAGGTCCATCAGCATCGGAAGTTAGAGCGCATTTCACTGCTGGAACTGGTATAGGAATATCCTCTGGTGAGATATCAATAGGTCAGTCTGTTGGCACTACTGATAATGTACAATTTAATAATATACAAGTTGATGGCACTTTAACATCTGATGACATTACATCTACAAACATAAGTATTGATGGTAATGCAACTATTTCAGGAGACTTGACTGTAAGTGGTTCGACTACAACTGTTGATAGTACAACTGTCACTGTAAATGATCCGTTATTCAAGTATGCAGATGAAAACTCAGGTAATACAGTAGATATAGGTTGGTATGGCGAATACATACAGTCATCGACAACAAAATATGCAGGTATGGTTTGGGATGCTAGTCAGTCTGATAAATTTAGATTATTTCATGGTTCACAAACAGAGCCTACTACATCAGTCGATACAAGTGCTACTGGTTTTTCAACTGGAACATTAATCGCTAATTTACAAGGCGATGTTACAGGAACAGTTTCAGATATATCTAATCATGATACAGATAGTCTTAGTGAGGGTAGCTCAAATCTTTACTACACAACTACAAGAGCTAATACAGATTTTGATACAAAGTTGGCAGCAGCAGATACAGGTGATTTGTCTGAGGGAACTAATCTCTATTACACCACAGCAAGATTCGACAGTGCTTTGTCAGGTAAAACAACAAGCGACTTAGCCGAAGGTACAAATCTTTATTTCACTAATGAAAGAGTTGACGATCAAGTTGATAGTTTATTAACAGCAGGATCAAATATAACTTTGTCATATGACGATAGTGCAGGAACACTTACTATTTCGGCAACAGAAGATGATCTATCAAACAATGATACAGATGATTTGTCTGAAGGTTCTACAAATCTTTATTTTACAAACGAAAGAGCTCAAGACGCATTAGGCACAGCTTTAACTATGGGAACTCAAACTCTCATAACTGTTACCTATGATGACACTAATAATAATTATGATTTTGTAGTAGACAATGACTTATCTAATTATGATAATTCAACTTCTGCATTTACAACTTTGGCCAGCTTTAGTGGTGGTACAAATATCAGCTTTAGTTCAGGAACAATTGCATTTGATAATACTTCAGATCTTGATATGGGTGGTAGAAGAGTCCTTTTTGGCAATGTGTATTCAGCAGAAGGTGATCTACCAAGTGCTTCAACTTATCATGGTATGTTTGCTCATGTTCATGGAACTGGTAGAGCTTATTATGCACATGCAGGAAACTGGGTAGATTTAATTGGAGCAAATGAAATAGGATCAGGGCTTACTTATTCCTCAGGATCACTTACAGCAGATTTTACACCAACCAGTACTGATACACTTACAAACAAAACAATTAATTTTGAAAACAATACTGCAATAGTCGAATTTGCTGTTACAGTTTCAAACTCTGGATCTGGTAATAAATATTATCTAGATGGTGAAGAGGCTGCAAGTGTACAATTAGTACCAGGTATAACTTATAGATTCGATTTATCAGATTCATCTACAGGTTCACATCCATTCTTACTATCTACAACAAAGGATGGTTCTCATAACAGTGGATCATCATATACTACTGGTGTAACTACGAATGGATCTCAAGGATCTTCTGGTGCATATTTACAAATTACTATAAACGCTGCAACATCAGACACTCTATATTATTACTGTTCAGCTCACTCTGGTATGGGTGGAGATGCAGTTGTATCAATAGCTGGATCTAGTTTATCTGCTAGTGATACAGACGATTTGACCGAAGGCAGCTCTAACCTTTACTACACAGACGCAAGGGCTAGAGGTGCAGTTTCGGTAACTGATAGTGGTGGTGATGGATCATTATCTTACAACAGTGGATCTGGCGTATTTACATATACAGGTCCTAGCGCTAGCGAGACAAGAGCGCACTTCAGCGCAGGAACAGGTGTTACTTTATCATCTGGAGAAATAAGCATAGGTCAGGCTGTAGGCACTACAAGTGATGTAACTTTTAATGATCTAGTTGTATCAGGAGATTTAACTGTAAGTGGTACTACTACAACTTTAAATACTGAAACATTAACAGTTGATGACAACATAATTGTATTAAATAACAATGTCACAGGTTCACCTACAGAAAATGCAGGTATTGAAATAGAGCGTGGTAGTTCTACTAATAAAACTCTTATCTGGAATGAAACTGATGACAAATGGACTGTTGGATCAGAAAGATTCGATGCAGGAAGTATATACTCAACATTTACAGGAAACTTAACAGGTGATGTAACAGGAACAGTTTCCTCAATAGCTAATCATGATACTGATAGTTTGTCAGAAGGATCTTCAAATCTTTACTTTACTGATGAAAGAGTAGATGACAGGGTAAATGCTTTACTTACAGAGGGAACTAATGTATCACTTACTTATGATGACACTGCTAATACATTAACAATTACCTCTACAGATACAAATACACAACTTACACAAGAACAAGTAGAAGATTATGTAGCAGGAGTTGTAACTGCTGGTACAGATATATCCGTCACTTATGATGACTCAGCAGGAACATTAACAATTGCTAATACTGCCGCTTTAAGTTCTGAACAAGTTCAAGATATAACAGGCGCACAGATTGTCACAAATGGATCACATACAGGTATATCTTTTGCTTATGATGACGCAAACGATGGTGCTATTGACGCAACTGTATCTTTATCAGGATTCAGTACTAGTGATCTATCTGAAGGAACAAACTTATATTTCACAAATGCAAGAGCTGATGCAAGGATAGCAGCAGCAACTACTGATGACCTAACAGAAGGTAGCACTAATCTGTACTTTACAAATGCTAGAGCAGACGCAAGGATTACTGCGGCAGATCTAAATGATCTTAGTGATGTATTATTCAGCGATCCAACATCAAGCGATGACGCAAAAGTTGTATCTTACAGTAATAGCTCAGGTGGTTTTGTTCTTTCATCTCTTGGTGGTTTATCTGGATCTGGTGAAGTTAACACAGCATCTAATCAGAACACAGCAGGTATTGGTGTATTCCTACAAAAGACAGGTGAAGATCTAGAGTTTAGAGGTATCAATGCAGGATCTTCCAAGATTACTGTAACTAATGACACTGCAAATGATGAAATAGATATAGATTTTGGATCTGTATCCATAGATGATCTTAGTGATGTTGATACAACAACAAGCGCACCTAGTTCAGGTCAAGCTCTTAAATGGTCTGGTTCTACATGGGAACCTGGTGACGCAAGTTCACAAGTAGCTCAGTTAACAGATGTAACATTAACTTCTCTGGCTACTAATCAAGTATTACGATACAGTGGATCTGCATGGGTAAATGTAACTCTTGATACTGATGATATTGGAGAGGGATCAACAAATCTTTACTATACAGACGCTAGATCTAACAGTGCATTTGACACAAGACTTGCGACTAAAGATACAGATAATCTAAGTGAGGGTTCATCAAATTTATATTACACAGATGCAAGAGTCCAAACAAAGATAGATAGCTATGTAAGTGGTGGTACAGGTGTTACTGTTTCATCAGGTGATATCAGTATAGGTCAAGCTGTCTCAACAACTTCCGATGTAACTTTTAATGATTTAATAGTATCTGGAGACTTGACAGTTTCAGGGACTACAACTTCCGTTAATACTGAGACAATTAACTTAGCTGATAATCAGATCGTTCTTAATTCCAATGCAACTGGCTCTGCTTCAGAGAATGGTGGTATTGAAATTGAGAGGGGCGATGACACTAATAAAACTCTTATATGGAACGAATCAACAGACAAATGGACAGTTGGATCCGAAACTTTCGTTGCAGGTACATTTGAAGGTAATGCAACAGGTTTAACCACAAGTGCTTTGACAGGTCAATCAGCTTTAACTACAGCAGCAGATGACGATGTTATCTTAATTTATGACACAAGTGCTACTGATTATAAGAAGATCACAAAAAGCAATTTAGTAGGAAGTGTTAGTTTCGATGTAAATGATGAAATGCCTCTTACACTTGCAGACAATTCCTCGGATCCTATACAATTTGCAAATGTTGGAACATCAGCAACAGATCTTGATCTTGTATTAGCAGATGGAACTGTTGATCCAATAAACATCACAGGAACTTCAAACTCTGCCACAACATTTAGAGATGGCGATACAGATACATTTATTAGAGTAGAAAGTTCTAATTCTGATAATGATGAAATAGAAATGCACACAGCAGGTAGCGAAAGAGTTACTATTGACGCTACAGGTGTGTTAGATATAGCATCAGCTAAATTAGAAATAGCAGGTGCAGCAGGTAGTGCTGACGAAGTATTAAAAACAGATGGATCAGGAAATATTAGTTGGGGTGCAGCAAGTGGTGGTGGAAAGATATTACAAGTTGTATCGACTACAGGAACTTCTGCTGTGACTGTAAACAGCACAACCTATACTTCTTTAGTAAGTGTTGATATAACACCTGCTGCTACAACAAGTAAAATATTATTATTTGCAACAGGTGATGGTAACTCTGGTGGTGGAACTGCTTGGAATAGAGTTAAATTTTATAGAGATTCAACAGCTATTGGAAATCATATAATTTATCAAGCCTCTGGCACAAGTGAAAATCACGCTTGGGCTTTGCATACTTTAGATAGTCCATCTAGCACTTCACAAATTACATTTTCAATAAGAGCGCAAAGAGGTAGTGGTGATCTGACTTACGGAGAAGAAGGTGGAGGTCAGTCGCCTACAATTACTGCAATAGAGGTAGGAGCATAATGAGTCAAAGATTAACATCACAAGCAATAAGTGAATTAACACCTAACGCTGAATATACAATAAGAGATGGCGTTATTGAGTGGCATTCACCAGATATTACACAACCTACCATTGAAGAAATTGATGCTAAGAAATTAGAGCTAGCTGTAATTAATGCTAGAGGTGAAGAATATCCATCAATATTAGAATTTATAGAAGCCTATACAGAAAAAGAAATAGGTGGAGATTCAACTAAGTGGGATGCTTATGTTGAGAAATATAATCAAGTTAGAACAGGTAATCCGAAACCAGGTGAATAATGGAAGATTTAAAAGCCATAGATCACGAAAGTTTAGAATATAATAAAGTTGGTGGGAAAGCACTTGTCAACTATATTAGTTGCAAGTTTACACCTCAACACTATTTAGGAGAAGGTAAATAAATATGGCTGATAGACAACAATTACTAAGAGTAAAAATGACTGGATCTGACTCATCAGGTCTAGCAGAATTTCAAGATGGTCATGCTGATGGCGGTCCATTAGTACCTGCGTACACAGAATCACAGAGAGACGCAATTACATCTGCAACCGAAGGTATGGTTATATACAATACTGACGATGATCGACTAGAAGTAAGAACTTCAAGCGCTTGGTTGCAATTAGATATTGGTGATGTGACAGGTGTTACAACAAGTGCCACTTCAGGAATATCTGGTGGTGCAACAAGTGGGGCAGTATCGATCTTAATAGACGCAACAAGACTTACAGATGGAACATCAATAGATGTAGACGAAGATAATGATCTAGTCATGCTATATGATAATTCATCTACATCAATGGTAAAAGTAAATCCAGTACAACTATTCACAAACGAATCGTTGCTCTGGATGGGATTATAGGAGAATAAATGGCAGTATATAACGCAGCTGAGTTAGCCGAAGTAACTGCACTTGGAACATCTGAAGCAGAAATTTTCAGTAATTCTAACAAGTGTATTATTAAGCAAATTATGTTAGCTAACTATACAGCAACAGACAGAACAGTGGAGATCAAACTTATTCCTACAGGGGATACAACTGGTGATCAACATATCATTTTTGGTGATACAACTGTTCAAGCAAATACAACTACAGTTATTGACTTAGCTATGGTTATACCTGCTAATGCTTCTGTTGCTGCAAAATGTTCAGCAGCAACTTCAGTGAATATACAAGTTTCTGGTGTAGAGGTAAGCTAATGCCTGAAATACAAGTACCTGAGCCAATCTTTTTGGACAGATTAGGTGGCGATGAAATATATGGTTATGGGCAAGATGGTGATGTTACCCTTGCTTCAAATACGACATTGTCTCGTGATATGTATTACAACGATTTATCGATTAACGCCAATGTCACATTAGATACTAATGGGTATCGTGTTTTTGTAAGAGGTACATTGACATTTGCAGACGCTACATCTCGTATAGGTAGATTTACAAGTAAAGCAACAGCAGGAACACTTAAAGGTGGTTTTGATAAAGGTACAGATGCTACAGACACTTTAGGTGGTAGATCTTCAGAACAAACAGACGGAGAACACTCTGGTAATACTTTTTTTGATGGTGAAAACGATTTCTTTAACTTGTCAGTAGCTTTAGCTGGGCAAAAGTTTGATCAATCTACTGAAACTTTTAAATTTTTAGGTGGTGGATCAGGCGCATCCGATGGTGCAATAACAGCAGACGCTACTGGTGGTGCAGACGGAGGAGACACTGGTTGGGCTGATTATCAAACTGTAGGTGCAGATGGTGGAAAAGGCGCAGATGGTAACTCAGCATCAGCAGGTACAGGTGCAGTAGGTGGTGGAGTAGTTTTAGTAGTAGCTAAAGCTGTTTCAGGAGATGGAACAATTAGAGCAGACGCAGATGATACTACTGGTACCACACAAGGTGCAGATGGCGCACCAGCCCCAGACGCATCCACACCAGGTAATAACTATTCTTATCCTGGTAATACTAATCCAACAAACTATGGTGCAAACTATGGTGCCAACAATGGTGCAAACTATGGATCTAACAGTGGCTCAAACCCCTCAAACTCAGGTAGTAATAGTACTAATTACGGATCTAACCCAACAAATTATGGTTCTCACACACATTATCACTGGCATCCAAGTCCACCAATAAATAACTACGCAACAGGTTTTTATCATTATCACTATGCACATACGCATAGTTATCCTGGTAGTAACTATTCATATCCTGGTAATAACTACTCATATCCAGGTAATAACTATTCATATGGTTATAGCTATGGGTATTCATACGGATACTCTTATGGCTATTCATATGGTGGTAACAATAATCCAACAAACAATGATAGCAACCCAACAAACTATCACCCAGGAGGTGCTGGTGGATCTGGGGGTACAGCTTCTCAATCTTATAATGCTGGTGGTGGCGCAGTAGTTTTTGTAACAGGAACTAAACCTTTGCCGTCAGGTTTGACATTAGCAGCTGCGGCTGGAACAGGTGGATCTGGTTCTGCAACAGCAGGAACAGTCGTTACTGTATTTAATATTGCAGCGACAGATACAGATCCAAGTAGTTAGGAGTAATTATGGCAATTACAGAAATAGGTCAAGTACCAAGCGATTTTGAAACTTTTGATGTGATCCCTGATAGCATTTATGGATCAGGTATGGACGGAAATGTTACTATCTCATCTAATACAACTCTCACTAGAGATATGCACTATAACAATTTAACAATAGATCCAGGTATTGTGTTAGATACAGCAGGATATAGAGTTTTTGTAAGGAATAGTTTAGGAATGGCACCAACATCAACTAATCAATCTGATACAAAAATTGGAAGAGTCGGTGGAGTTTCAACATCAGGAACCCTTAGAGGTGGTGCAGTCGCAGCCGTAACAAACTCTCTTGGTGGTAATGGAAATGGATATACAGCTACAGCACCTACTGTTGGAGCAGAGTATTTTAATCACCCAGACATTGCTATAGAGGGCGTAATAGTTCATGGTGGCCAAACAACACCAGCAGCTCTACAAGGTGGTGCAGGCGATAATGTCAATCATGGTGGTGGCATTGTAGTCCTATGTGCAAGAAAATTGCAGGGCTATGGAACAATAGAAGCTAGTGGTGAGACAACAACTGGTGGTGGCGTTATATTTATTATTTCTCAAGATCTACCACTAACAGGTATTCTTACGGATGTAACTGGTTATGCAAGTGGTACTGTAAAAACATTTAAGGTATAACAATGTCTACTGTTCGCATTTATTACAGTAGAGAAGATCAAGATTATGATAACTATAATCTTTGGTATATGCCTGGTCGACACATGGGAAACCCTGATTTACTAGATCCTGATCATACTTATCAAAATCTATACAATGAAGCACCTAGAGTAAAAAAAGATTTTACTGTTTCTGGTAATTATGGATATGTAGATATAGATCTAAATGGTGCAAAAAATTGTGATTTCTATATTAGGCGTAAAGACTTTTTATATGACTTAGACGAAAATGCAACATATACTCCTGAGTCAATATTCTGGATGACTGGATTTATATACTCTATACAAGAAAACTTATATGAAGATGTTTATGTGAAAGAAAATAAACCATACCTATATAAAGATAGTTTTTTTCAAGCAATATCACCAATGGCAATCACTTTAAGTGGTGATGATAGTTATATAGATACAGATGATATTTTACACGAAGATGGTAGAGAACATGGGGAAGAGGGCGAAGGTTGGTGGTGGACACACTACAAAATATTCAATACTTATGAAAATTCTACTACACTAGAAATACCACAAAGTGTTCTTAATCAAATATTAAAGAACGAAAATATGGACACAATCATGACCATACTTATGTTAAACTTGTGTGGTAAGACTTACACTATAGGAGAAGATATGCAATTATCAATTGACGCAGATGCTTTATCAGCTGAAAAAGCTGACGCATTACAAATGGTTGACAAAGCTATTGCTAACTGTCTTTATAAATTAGGCGAAGTTCCAGCAGATTTTGACGAAGCTGATTTCCTCGCTGACTTCGATACTTATAAAGCTAGTAAAAGTGATGTTTTAGAAAACACAATAGATTACTTAAAAGAGTTGCTAGAAACAAGACCAAATCTAGTCTAGATCATTTTGGGGAGGTAAAATGAGAGAGGTATTCTTTATACCTGAAGGTCACGATATAAACGATTATAAAGATCAGTGGCAGGGTAAATTTCAAGAAATACATACAGGTCTATCTACTAATAATAAAAAATATGTTTTAACTCCTGATAAAGCACATCCATTTAGGATCCCTGAATTTCAATTAACACATACACCAGAAACTTGTTCTGATACAGAGTATTTAATTTACAGACTTGTAGATGACTATGGTGAGTTTGAAGATGATCCAAGCTACACAATGGAAGTATGGAGTAGGGATTATGATAACCCTAAATCTGAAAAGGAAAAGGTAGACACACACATATTAGGTTACAATAAGAAATTTCAATTATATGAAACCGAGCATGTCAGATTAAATACAGGGTGGTATTTACTTATATTTATGAAAAATGGTGAAATGTTTGATGTCAAAGAACTTGCTGTTTTTGAAAATCAAGAGGAAGAGTAATGGTTCTAAGTAAATTATGGAAAGAAGTAGAACCTAAAAAAATAGTTGAAGGTGTTATAGCTTACGAGAATTGTATAGAAGTACCTGAAGGTGTTGTCGAGACTATGAATGCAGAAGTTGATCTGTGGAAACAAAAAGTCATTGATAATAATGAATACGACAGAGGTGGTAATTATCAAACAGTCAAAAATGAAAATGGCCCTATAAGATTCGATCCTGAAATAGAGTTTAAAGAAAAAGCGAGTAAAGAATACTTTTGGCAAGTGCAAAGAAACACTTTAGATAAAATAAATAATTATAAAGAAATATACCCAATGGTAAAAGATGAAATACATTGGATGGAACAATATCAGTATATTACTTATAAACCACCTAAGTATATGAATTATCATGGCGATAATAGATCAACCAGAAATCCTGCAACAGGAAGGTTCTGGAACGCACCATTTTTAAGAAGAATTACAGCTTTAACTTATTTGACTGACAAACATCAAGGTGGCGCTTTAGATTTTGAGTACTTTGAACACGATCCTTATAAACCACCAGCAGGTAGTTTAGTCATTATGCCGAGTGCTTTTGTTTACTCACATGCAACAACTCCTTTATTAAATGGCAGAAAGTCAGCTTTTCTTGTAGCCTGTTCTAGTGGTTTTGATTTAGATTCATTTTTAGATGGTGTACCACCTGAAGAACTAACAAGGAGACAGATTATATGAAACTATCGATGGGTTGTGTGGAAGTTTATGAAGACTTTTTGTCGCAAGATCAAGCACAAAAGATTATAGATGCTATTGAGGAAATAGATCAAGATAAAGACTTTAAACTTGGTTTTGAAAATGCTGGTATTGGTAAAGGTCATAAAGGTGGAAACATAAGAACTAATCAATTGTTTCCCATAAGCAAATATGCAAATGAACCAGGCGAAGCAAGGATCATAAGGGAAGCTGTTAAAAATAATAAAGAAGACTACATAAAAAATCTTAAAAATATTAATGAACTGCTTTCTAATAAATTATTAGAGTATGTAAACAATTACTGTGAAAAGTATGAAATAAGTATACATTTTGATGAGGGGTATACATTGTTGAGGTATCAAGGTGGTCAAGAGTATAAAGCTCACTGTGACTATGCACCACATAATCCTCGTCATCTATCAGCTTTAATACTTTTAAATCCTAGTGATTACGAGGGTGGTGGTACATACTTTACACACTTTGATGAAATGGTAAAACCAGATAAACCAGCTTTAGTACTGTTTCCAAGTAATTGGGCTTACTCACACAAAGCAATGCCTGTCATAAAAGGCAGTAAGTATGCAATTGTTACATGGTTAGGACACACTATTGATTTTGATGGGTTGCCGCCTATGTATTTACCACAAAATGTAAAAATAGATTTAATGTAGTAAGATGTAGCTATGACACAATCACAAACATTTAGAAATGGTATCACTATAAATATAGATGAAAATGATAAATCTGAATATGGTAAAGTGGGCGATCTAGATCACATTAATCCGTCATTAGAGTTTTACTTAGTAGATAATGCAAGCGATTTTACAGATGCTTGTATTGTAGGTGCTGGTTGTGGTGTAGCTACAGGGATATTAGAGTCTGCTGGCGTAAGCACTACAAACATTGAACCTAATGCAGATCGTTTTGCAATACTAGATCAAAACTTTTCTGACGAAACAAATATAGAAAAAGCCTGCTCTGACACAAATGGTACAGGCACTATGTATTTTTTCGATGATAATAAATCTGGTGGCATTTTAGATATGATCTTCGGTGACAGCACACAAGAAACAGATATTATAACTATTGATAGCTTACTTTTAGCAAATTGTGATCTTCTAGTCGTAAGTGCTAATGGTAAAGAAGTAGATGTCCTAAAAGGCGCTGAAACACTAATAGGTGATAATTCTGGTATAAAAGTTGTCATTGAATGGAAACCTGATCAAATTAGTAGCATTAACACTGCAATACAGTATTTAAGAGACAATTTTACATCTATTAAGATAATTCACTGGGAAACTGGTGACACAATATCATTTAATACTGTTGATGTTGACGAAAATGAAGAAAACTTAAGAGCTGTGATGACAGCAACATTATTGTTGGAATGAAAGGTAAGTGATGGGGAAAAAGTACAACAGATTTTTAGAAACTAAACAACACAAAGTAGAATTTGATACTATAAAATTTCTAACACAAAAATCAGAATATATAGATCTTGCACCACCTAGACCAGCTAAAGAATTTATACCTGCTTGGTATAAGAACCTAAAGCGTGAGTGGTCTGAGATGAGAGACGGAAATCATGGTGAAGGTCATGACGAAAGTTGGAATACTGTACCTTACAAAGATAATAGTTTAAAAAAATGTCCTACAGTAAAAGATATTATGCACGAGGGCTACATCATACCACTTTGGTTAGATCTTAAAATATCACATGATAGAGATTCTGGTTTGAATTGGTATAACAAGCACGCATTTGAAAATACAATATCATTTCACGATGCAAGATCTATAGGTAAAATGCCGTTACACGATCACAGCTTTCATACAGCTTTAAAGTTTGAGAACCCCTGGGATATAATTACTCCACCTGGTTGGTCAATAATGGTTATGGATCCGTGGTATCACAGAAATATAGACATAGAAATATTTCCTAGTATTGTTGAAACAGACTCTTATCATCAAATGAATATTCCATTTTTATATCATGGTCAGGGTGAAAGAACATTTAGACAAGGTATGCCACTAATACAAATAATCCCATTCAAAAGAGAAACTTTAAACAAATTAGAAGTCGCAGAAATGGATGATCAAGACAAAGAGTATTATGATAAAAGTAGGGCTGCCGAAAGAACTAGGCAAAATGGGTGGTATCGTTGGCTCACACAAAAGAATAAAAAACAATGGACTAAGGAAGGAATATTAGATGAGTAAGTGTCCAATAAAAATACCTGACATCGGATCTTTATGGAGTCAGCCAATAAGAGAGACTAACAGAAACTTACCAAGAGTAGCTTTCACTATACCAAAACCATTAGCAAATACAGTAGGTAAGGAACACGAAGAGGAAAGCAGTATACCTATTATCAATTATGGTGCGCCTAGAAAGTTTGTAAAAGCACCAAATGGCTGTGTCTCAACACAGTTTTTAAGAAATAGATTGTATGAAATGTATTTTCCCTACAGTCATGTAAAAGTATCTTTAACACAAAATCAATTTGCTGATGAAGTAGATCGCTTTGGTGGTTATTCTATGCAAGCTAATTATCATGGTGCAGTAAAACATCATGGACCTTTTAGAGACATTATTATGGAAGAAAAGGAAGCATGGGCTAACCCAGAGCAACCTGTTATGCAAATAACTATGCCTTTTATGTTTTTTACAGATGATCCAGAAGTGTGGCTAGATATTGTACCTAGTGATAGAAACTCAGGAAAGAATTTACCTATATCTCTGATTGGTGGGTTTATGCCTATATATTCTTGGTCTAGGGGTTTATCTTGGGCATTTGAGTGGACTGATCCAAAACAAGATACACTAGAGTTGAATCATGACACAGTAATGTTTAATATACTTTTCTCTAAGCCTGTAAAAGTTGAATGGGTTGACTGGAATGAAACATTTAGTGAAAGATGGAATATGATCGTTGGATCAGCAGTAAATAGAAGAGAAACTAATACTTTATATCCTGACGCTTTAGCTAGAAGACCTAAAAAACTACTGCCGAGGAAAAAATGGCTAAAGAAGTAAAACTTGTTAAGGATCTATTAAACCATCAATCTTTCAATCATTTAAAATCTTATCTAAACAATAATTATAAGAACTTTGAATACTTTGAAGGATTTGGTAGGTTTGAAGAATCAAGTGAACAAAATTCAAGTATAAAAAATTATGCAGATGAAGTATTAGATAAAGCTAAAGAAATATTTGGATCTGATACTTTAAAATTTACTTATGGTCTTATTGTTCACTATGAGGGTGAAGATGCTAAATTACACAAACACAAAGACACAAACGCATGTACTTATACTCTTGATGTGTGTTTGTATCAAAATGTACAATGGCCGTTAATAGTAGAAGATCAAGAATATAATTTAGAAGAAAATGAGGCACTAGCTTTTTATGGTGAGGAACAAGATCACTGGCGAGAAGATTTTCCAGTTCCAAGTTGGAATAGAGTAGGCATGTTATTTCTGCATTTTGCAGAACCAGATCATTGGTTTTTTGAGAAAAAGTTATGAAATGGGTGAAAACTAAAACAATGCGATTTGCTACAATAGACGAGCCGTTAGTAGAGATAGCACCACCAGTACCAGCTAGTCAGATGATACCTGAATGGTTTCAAAAGTTAAACTTAGATCTAGCAGTGCTACATGCACAACCCTTTCCTAAGATGGGTGATATGCTTAAGGATTACAATTCTCATACAGTTAAAAAATGCCCTGCTGTAGTTGATTACTTTACACAAGGATACATTATCCCAATGTGGTATGACTTATTAGTACAAAGACATGGTGATAGTTTTCATTTTGAATCTAATTCTATAAATACAAACAGTAGTCATATAGAGTTTCATGACTTTGAACAACTTCCTACTTATCCTTTTGATGAAAAAGATTATAAACGAGCTGTTAAATTTACAAGTCCTTGGTTCTTTTTTACACCACCTGGTTGGAGTACACTATTTATTCCACCACTACTCCACAAAAATGATAACTTTACTGTGTTACCAGGTATTGTTGAAACTGACAGCTTTCATCAAGTTAACTTTCCAAGTATATGGCACTCAGAGGGTGATATTCTTTTAAAAAGAGGAATGCCTTTCTTACATGCAATTCCTTTTAAAAGAGAAAAAATAGGGTTAGATGTTACAACTTTTAGTGAAGATGATCATAAGACTATTAATAACGAGAGCTTTAGGCTTAGATCTAAATTTACTGGTGGCTATAGGGATATAACTAGAAGAAATAAAAAATAAGTTATCATATAACTATGAAAGTATGGATTGATCAAGATCTCTGTACTGGTGATGGACTTTGTGCAGAAATAGCTCCAGATGTGTTTGTTATGCAAAACGATGGTTTAGCGTATGTACAAGAAATTGTCGGTAATTTTGGAGAACTACAAATATTTAGCTTAATACATAGTAACCCACAGGGTGAAGAGGGTTTAGCAAGAGTTCCTGTAGGTCAGGAAGATCTTGTCCGTGAAGCAGCTGAAGAATGCCCAGGCGAGTGCATTTTTATAGTAGAATAACAATATGGTAAATAACTATAATCTAGAGTGGGAACTGCTTAAAAAAAGCCAAGTTACCAGTAGGTCACCTAAATCTATAATGGGTGATGATCAAATAGTGCCAAATCATTACCAGATCAATGAACATCAAGAGGAAAATAAAGACTCCTAAAACTTCAATCTCAGACATTTTATGTATATAATGATGTTGTAATTACTGATACTATTAGTGAAAGGATTGTGATGGCAGGAGAACAACTAACTCCAGAACAAATTGCTGAATTAGTTAATACTTTGCAAGCTGAAAATAAAACATTCAGGCAAATGTTGGCAGATACAGCCGAAAAAATAGCTAATCTTGAATTAAGAAACTCTGAACTTAAAGTTCGTAGTACTAATTTACAACAAGTTTTAGCACAAGTTTCTGGTGAAAATGTACCAGACGCTACAAATAACGAAGAAGAATAATGACTTCGCTAGAGGAATTTGCAGATAAATCAAAAGAAAAATCTGGACCTATTCCGTGGCGTGAACAATCTGAAGCTAACAGGGCTGCATGGATTGAAGCCTGTGAGGGTATCAAGAGTGGAATATCAGCAAGAAAAGCTGCTATCTGGCTTGTAGAAGATCAGAATTGTCCTCTTATGGTAGATACTATAAGAACACAACTTAGGAATACAATGGAACGCTATGTCAAGTCTTGAAGATTACAACAAGAATAATAGTGATTTTAACAATGCAAAAAGAAAAAATAACGAAAATTTAAAAGGTTATGATCCTGGTTATAAGTTAAAAGGTAATGAAGGTGAAATAACTTCTAAACCACAAAAAGATGGAAACATCACTGACTTTTCTCATGTATTAAAGGAACTAGAGCTAGATCCTAAATTATATGATGTAATAGAGCCAGTAGAGGTTAGAAGTTGGGACTCTATGGTCGATGGTGGGACACGACTTTTTTACTACAAAGCAAAAATAGTATCCAAGAAACCAAGAAACCCTAATGATCCAGATTATGACAAATTATTAGCTGAAGTCAAAAAAGCTAAAAAGCCTAAACTTCCTAAAGTTGATAAAAATGATAGTGTAGTTATTGCGTGGTCTGACTGGCAACTGGGAAAACCTGATGGGGACGGAACTGCTGCAATTGTAGATCGCCTCAATCAGATGATCCCAGATTTTAAAGATTATATTTTAAAATTAAGAAAAAATGGTAGGAAACTAAAAAACTTACACATTATTGCTTTAGGTGATATTATAGAAAATTGTAATGGCCACTATGACACACAAACCTATGGTGTTCAGCTCAATCTTCGTGATCAAGTTAAGGTAGCTCGTAGAATTATGGTTAAAGCTGTAACTGAATGGGCTCCATTATTTGACAATGTCGTAATCTCGGCAATTGCTGGAAATCATGGTGAGAACCGAAACAACGGAAAATCTTATACGGATTTTGCTGATAATCACGATGTCGCAATAGTAGAGCAGGTTCAGGAGATCTTAGCTCAAAATAAAAAAGCATTTGGACATGTTAAGTTTCAGATCCCTGAGAGCGAATTATCTGCAACTGTAGAAGTATCAGGTAAAATTGTTGGGATGGTTCATGGTCACCAATTTAGATCTGGAGTTTCTTTAAAATCAGGTAAATATGCTTTTGATAAAGGTATTAGATGGTTTGCAGGTCAATGTATGGGCAGAGAGCCTATTGGGGACGCAGATCTAATCTTATCTGGTCATTTTCATCATTATTTTTGTATATCTAATCGTGGTAGATGGTTTATGCAAGCTCCATCGGTTGATGGTGGATCCGAGTGGTTTAAAGATATATCTGGTGACTGGTCTCCACCAGCACAGGTAGGTTTTACTGTATCATCAGAAAATAAGATGTATTTTTGGGATGATTTAAAATTCTTTCCGTACAATTGTTAAATACCTGAAACAAGTTTTAGCTCATCTAAAATGGTCTTGATATGATTTTAGAAGTCCTAAGAATAAGTTCACAAGAAGATTCAACAAGTGGTATCTTGTTTGATATTACTGATAACAAAAGAAAATTTCTTTGCTATACCATTGAAGATGAATATAGATCAAAAAAAGTAAAACACGAAACTAGAATCCCTGCTGGCATGTATAAATTAACACTTCGCACAGAAGGAGGGTTTCATTCAAGGTACAAAAATAAGTATGGCGACTGGCATCGTGGCATGATCTATGTCAATAATGTCCCTAATTTCGAGTGGATATTATGGCATACTGGAAATTCTGACGAGTCGACTAGCGGCTGTCTCATTTTTGGCCAAAATCAAGAAAGTAACCTAGTAAAACCAGATGGCTGGGTTGGATCAAGCGTTTCTGCGTATAAATTTGTATATCCGAAAGTGCGAGATGCTATTTTATCTGGTGAAGAAGTTTTTGTAAAATATGTAGATTTTGACGACTGTGGTGACAACGAATATATTGCTGTGTCTGGGAGAGAACCAGTTTATTCTGAAAGTCCAGCAAAAGATGTTGCCGACATCGGAAAAAAAGAAACAGAGATCTATGATTTTTCTAAAGATTTTCCTAAGTGGCCAAATATACATTTTAAAGTTCAAGTTCCAATGATGAAATCAGATGAGTTAAAAGAGTGGCAAAAAGCCGCAGGATTAACTGCTGATGGATGGTTTGGAAATGGATCTAGATTGAAAGTTATGGAACTCCAAAAAGAATTTGGACTAACCCAAGATGGTGTCTTAGGACCTGAAACTTGGAAAATAACTTTCGCTAAACAGTAGGAGAATATATGAATTGGGAACTAACAGACGCTTTTAAAGTGTCTTTGATAAGGGCGTTAAGAACTGGCATGCAAGCAGGAGTTGGAGTAATAGTTGCTGCGCAATCAGGCTGGCTCGAAATGTCCGTACTAGAGGGTGCTTTGGTAGCTGCTGGTGCAGCGTTTTTCTCAGCTTTACAAAATGTAGTTGAAGAATCGCCTTTTAAATTTATGTCAAACTTTCCGAAAGGTTAGAATTTGATCCTCAAAAAGAGGATCAGGTGCGCAAAGACTTTGGGGGCAAAAGCCCCCTTTGTCATCGTAGAGGAGTATTATGTATTATTATAAAGTAGAAGTGTTAAGAATAGTAGATGGGGACACTGTAGATGTCAGAATTGATTTGGGTTTTAATGTGTGGCATAAATGTCGTGTACGACTCATGGGTATTGATGCTCCAGAATCACGAACAAGAGATCTGGAAGAGAAAGCAAGAGGGCTTGCTGCAAAACAGTGGCTTATTGATAGATTAGAATTTAAAGCAGTAGAAATGAAATCACACGGATCAGGTAAGTATGGTCGTATATTGGGTGAGTTATTTGTTGACGAAGTCAATATAAATGAAGAAATGATAGAAAAAGGTCATGCTATTTGGTACGATGGCGGCAAAAAAAAATGATGGTAGGAAGAGGTAGGAAGTGATGAGAGAGTGCTTCGCAAATTCAATACCTTAGCTCGTTTATTAATTGTTCTATTACTTATTTATCCTATGCCTATTGCTATAGGTGCAGAGCAAACTGAAACAGAAAATTTTGATTCTACAGGTTTTACTAATTCAAACTTTAGTGTAACAAATTACTCTAATGCGACATATTCAATAGACACTGTTTACAATGGCGACTATGGTTGTGAAAACTATTGTCTTAACTACAACACAGGCAATACACAAAATCGAATGTTGCAAATAACTTTTGGTGATACAGGGATTACAGAAATAGGTTTTGATGTTGGAGCAGTAGATTATGCTTGGGCTTACAATGTATTTCTAAAAGACTCAAATGGAACTTCATCTAATCCTGATTGGGTAAATTACAATAACCCATCTAATTGGAATCCTGCAACTTATGTTTTTGAGGAAACTTATACAGCACCAACAGGTTATGAGATCTGGCGTATTGAATTTACATTTAA